CAATCACAGATCAAAGAACACCGTACCATCTGCTAGGCGATTATATGGAGTCAGGTCCTGAGCGTCTCAGTACTCTCAAATCAGAATGTTCTTACATTACTGATACTCAGAGGTTGATTGAGAAGACTGGTTCTTACGGCCAAGTTACGAATAATTACAAGCACGAGACTCCTGATAATGGATCAGCCTGGATGCGTGAGCTTGTGCTGTCATTTTACAAGATCTAAATTTACTTTCTACGTGTTTGACGTATGTGTCTTTTATGACGTGTTCTCCTTTTTCTAGAGCCGCTTTTCCTAACTCCACCTTTCCATTCAGAAACAACTAAAACCAATCCATTTTGTTTTAGCTGTTCCTCCACTTCATCGTCTTTCATACCCAAAAATCTTCCTGATTTTCCAGATGCACTCTTTGGCCAGCCTGGAATAACGACTCCCTCTTCAGCTTCTGCCCACCAAAACGAACCTTTTTTAGAAACATTGTATTTTTTGAGATGTAAAAAATACTCTTTTCCATTTACATCTATCTTGTATCGATCTCCTTCAGTGAAGACCATCTACTCATTACGCCGAGTCTTTCTTTTACGACGCCGTGTCTGTTTGCTACGGCTACCACCGATAGGTGCTCTAAAAATAGATCCAGCAGCATTGTTATTTGTCACTTGACCATAACTAAACACAGATCCAATGCCTACATCTAATACTCGTTCATCGGCAGCAATCTCAGCCGCGTTCCAATTCCGTGCTACACGCCCACCCGCTAACGGAGAAAACTTAGAAAGTTCCTTTGCAAGTTTTTCCGCCAAGGTTTTTACAGATTCTTTGCCATTTGGCTGAAATGCCGGTAAAAGAATTTGCAATTGCGTCAAGAGTACATTTGCCTCTTTTGATCCAGGATAGAATGCATTCGATGGAAAACTCTCAATAAACATTTCAGCAAGTTTCTTATTTGCCATTCGTATTTCGTACTTTTTTACAACGATATAGCGATTTTGTATAGCATTCATCAGACCTGTATGCATCCGAGTATCATCAAAATAATAGAGTTCATCTACGTTGACTGCCGAGCCAATGCACGCTGAGATACCTGATACCGACTTTTCACGAAAGCCGTTTGGATCTTTTGGCTCAACTGCACGGCAAGGATCATCTAGAGATGCCCGGGGAGACAAGCAATGAAGCCGTCCATTTGAGTCTTTTAATAGACGATCTTGCGGCACACTATAAGGTTTTTGAATTAACGTTAACGCAAGAATATGATCAAGAACTTCCAGCAGATTTCCAATTCCGTTATTACTGTACAAAAAAAGATGCTCAACGAGCCCCTGCTGTCTTAGCGCGAGAAGCTTGGGTAAAAGTGTCAGGAAACTCGGCCTCAGAAAAGTTCCTTTCGTTTCCACTTCATTTAGAGCAAGTCTCAGATAAAAAGCATTTGTAGACTTTTCAAGAATACCCCGAGTGACTGAAGATACACTTGGTGATTTCAGAGCACGGGGTACAAGCCTATCAAGTAATAATACAAATGGAACAAGAGAATACGCTTGTGCTAAACATTCATCAAAATCAAATCCGATGACCGGTGCCATCCTTCTTACCGTAGCATCTCAAATTTAAGAAATTTGAGATGGACGGTGGAACCGCTTAAATTCATTTCTAAGGAAATGAATTTTCACGGTATCCTAGTGGGTTGATTTTTCATTAATCCAGTTTGGTTATCTGAATAGCTTTTGTTACTACAAGTACTTCATCAGCTTCAGAATCTACAATGAGACACTTTGTTTCAGCCTTCTTACGACTTGACTCGGGTAGTACAAACTCACCTCGCTTCGCTCTTTCTACATCAAGCCAGAACTCTTCCAGTTTTGGCATTAAGGACGCAAACCAAGCAGCATCCCTGTAAATAGTTGTGTGGAAATAGTCAGGTGACGTCCAGACATTGAGCTCGAGTGTCTGCTGATTGAGTTCGAGATCTGGGCGCCAGTTCAGATCGCCGAGTGGGCCATAGACATATTTACAAGGCAACCATTCTTCCTGAATTTCATTGAAACATCCGACGACCGCGACTAGACCTTTCCACTTCGTATCTTCAGATACTTTGTAGTCAGGTAATGAGCAAAGATCTAACTTCATTTCAACATATTCACAAGCTCGTACACCTGTCACTTCCATCTGGAGTTGCATCTGATAGAAGTATTCAAGTGGTAACTTCACACCAATCTTTCGTGACTTCGGACACTTAATTTCTAAAAGATGACCACCTCTCTCCTTAAATTTCTTTGATCTCAGAATTAGGCCATCAGGGCTCGCGGCGAAACGAGGATCTGTCGGATGTACAAATCGTCCACACTCGTGAATTAGTGCATCCCACTCAGATTCAAGAACAAGTTTAACGACCGGCTCAAGACAGATTCCCCAGTCAAAGGGTGTCATTGTTGCCAAGCGTGAGATATTTGTAGATCCACGTGAAGAAAGCTCAATCTTACCGGCTTTCTGTAAGGCTAGAGTCGCACGCTCACGTGGGCTACCAAAGATCTTATAGATTTCACTTGCTGTTACTCGTATCAGAAATTCAGAATACCAATTCTGTGTACGCTGTTCTGTCTGAGGTTTGCTAAGAAGAGCGTGAACCGTACCTGAATCTACAGGCTCAGTATAGGCCGGTTGAGCCCACGTTGAATAGGCTTCAACGAGACCTGAACTAATATCGCTGACGAGCTCAGATCTTATCTCCGTATCAGCATCATCTACTGGATAGATTGTCTGAACGTACCGTTTGAAATCCATCTTCCATTCATCAATTAAGTCTGTATGACTTGGCTTTGGCATTACAGTTTCCCACTCTTCAAGGCATCTAGAAAGCTCATCAAACATCAAGTGTACTTCATCAGGTACAGGTTGATAAGTTTTCATTTTTTGTGCCTTGGACTTGACTTTTTCAGCAGGCTCCATTCTCTACTAGTCTTATGCGACATCTCTTTGAGTGGCAGGAGCTTGTACTGTCGGCCCTGTTGTTGTCGCAGCAGCTGACACTTGTCGGCGCTTTTGTGTCGCAACTGGCTTCTTTTCAATGAGTGAATACTTGGTGCTTCCCGTAGCTGTCGTGTGCGCTACGAGCCCCTTAATTTCAGTAATTTGCTCCTTATCGGTATCATATGTTACTGATGCCTTACTATTCAAGATTTTACGATCAAGACCCTTAATTAAAAGTTTAAACAACAATTCCTCATCATCAGCATTTAGAGTAAGTCTAGCCTTCTCCCGCTCAACAAAATCACGGAGACGACCAATACGAAGACCACGTTCAATCTTATGCCACGGTCTATGAAGAGCATTTTCCGCATCCTGGTGAAGAAATTGGAAGGTCTTTTCGTAAAATCCAAGAGCAACTGCACCACTTACATCAAGTACTGAGTGAGACTTTCTGTAAGTTTTACCTCTTGAACTGCTATCTTGGTTCATACCTTCTATAGTATTAACGTGCGACAGCCTTAGACCTTGCTAAAAAAAGCGTGTACAGACTCTACTTCAGGTAAGGCTGTTGACTTCCAGTAGATTTCTTGGAATACCTTACACGTAGATAACTCTACCGGTACGTGTAACTGCCTCCAACAATCTTCAGATCCATTTACTGGATCAATTTCATCCCACGAAAAGAATTCTGTAAGATTTGTCTTTACAGTGTCAATTTCAACAAAATAGATACCATTCTGTTTTACAGGAGTACCTATCGCAAAAAGATCATTCTTTTTGAGTGTTGCCTTGATTTGCGCCGGTTTTAGAGCGTCATCGACCTGCCATAATGTTCGTCCACCGTCTGACAAAAAAAGATGAATATGAATCCAGTTATCATCTACAGACTTCCAGTACGGAAGTACAAACATCTTCATTTAGTCTGTATAACCAGTTTAGATGTCGGTGATTATCCCGGTAAGAAAAATAGACCCTACACCTTTACCTCAATTTGCCATACGTTCTCGTCGTGAACCATCAAGTCGTGATGTAGTAAACGCACGATTCACTGAGTCGTGGAATTCTGACCCTCCGGTGCTTCAGAGTTTATATCGGCCGTCTGCCCAACTGGCGTATTTAATTAATCGTAAAGGCGATACCTTTTATGATCAAAATGGAATACCTTCGCGCCAACAACAGCCGCTAACGCTTCCAGCCGCGCCATTTGATCCTAATGGAGCCAAGCTTGAAGGCAATTCCTATTTTGATCAGTATGCTCCACGATTTGATCCTCGTAACGCTATGCGTGAACTCAAATCCGTAGTCGTTGAAAGTCGCGCTGATAAAGGTATTGCAGAATCAAAACGAATTTTAACACGGAATTTTTCAGGACGATATGATACTGCTCGTTTTGCTGAAGATACCAAGTTAAATACACTAGGCAGCGTGGTACCGTGAAAATTGAAGCCATTTGATGTAGTCAAACACGTATAATGGCGACTCATTACACCAACGCTTTACCAAGTGCTACGCTTCCTGATCTTACGACGAATAGCTTCCGGATAACGGAGCCAGAAGCTGAACCTCTCCCTGTTTTGAATAAGGAAGAGGTCTGTCAACGGTTATTAGGAGGCTGCGGCAATACTGATTCAACCTGGTCTTGCGGTTGCAGAGAGTCGGTAAATGGCCTACGCTCCCAGATTGATGACACTGAAAAGATACTTCTGGTATACGTAAAGGAAGCACAGACTCAGATTCAGACTTATCATCTAGATATCTTTGTGGGAGGTCTACTTATTGGTGTACATCTACCCAAAATTGGATGGATGATGTTATCCTATGCTTCAACCTTTCCTGTTCTTATTGCGTTTCAGCATCCTGATCTATTCATTCAGCTTTACAAGAAAAAGCCTGAATATTCACTTCTTCTTGTATCAGGACTGATTGTCTGCCAAGCCTATGCGGTATATTGTCTTAGGAGCCTGTTTTAGATTAATTTCCTGTTCACTAGTATAAGAATGGCAACTCGCAAGCAAAGAACCGGCGGCAAGAAAACGCGTAAGGCTTCCAAGTGGACGAACTTCGTCAAGAAGATCTACCAGGAGATGAAGAAGAAGGACAAGAATGTCAAGCTCGGCGCGGCGATGAAGGAGGCGTCCAAGCGCAAGAGCGAGATGTAAATTAGTTCTAACGAACAAATTCACATCAAGGAGATGTAAAAAGGGTTTTCACATCAGGAAGATGTAAAACAACTACACTTATTAAAGACCAATGATCGGGCTAGCAGAATTTATAGTTCCAGCGAGCGAGGTCATCTTAGCATCCTACCCCATCTTAATTAAGTCCGTTGATACCAATCTGTGGACACAAGTTTTTGTACGAAATCTTGTCTACACCAGCATTGCCGCTTTCATTCTCGGCTTCGGCAAACAAGGCTTCTCAGATGTTTCCCTAATGAATACATCCGGTGGCGGCCTTCTGAATCTCTTTCACGTCGGTGTCAGTTACAAGGCGTTTTCAGATCTTCCCGCCGGCAACGCGATGGCTATCTTTTACGCCTATCCAATCTGGAATTTGATCGGTGCATATTTCATTTTTAATGAGCGTATTCCTTGGTATCAGATGCCTTGGATTGTTCTCGCACTTACGGGAATGTTGATGATTGCTCAGCCTAATGTCGGTACACTTTTGAACGCTGAGAAACCTCTTGGTCTACTTGCGGCAGTCTTCTCTGGTATTACCGAATCAATGATCTATTTCTTCTTCCGACTTCTCGGCAATAAAGAAACGACCTTCAGAGGAATGTTTGAATTGTACGGTGGAAGCTTTGCGTGGATGTTGCCGGTTGTGGGTCTTGCGTCTCTTTTTGCTAACGCTAACACAAGTTTACCAAAACTTGATCTATCAACCAAGTCGTGGGTCCCTATGATTCTCTTTAATGCACTTGTTGGATTTATCGGATATTCAATGCGTTTCGCCGCCATTCCCTATGTCTCCACAATGATCTTTAGTGTACTGAGTTTCTTTGGAATTGTCGCGGCATTTGTCTTTGGTTATCTTTTTGAAGGCGAAAAACCGTCTGTTCTGGCGGCTGGCGGATCTCTTGCTATTCTAATTGCCAATATAGCAATTCTAAGTCAGAGGTAGATGGCAGTAGCGGCAGCACCGGTAGTCTATAATGCTAATTTTTTTTTAGCAAAAAAAGAAATAGTCAATGGAAGGCCAATAGTTAATTATGAGTTGATTGAAAATCCTGAGTTTTTCTTAGAAGATTTTACTCGGATAAGAGATCCTAATTTTTTTGATAATTTAAAAACTGATATTTTTACGAGAGGAAAGCACTATTCTAGTAGTATTTTATATGAAAATATATTAATTCCTTTACCAAATGATCGTGACTCTGGAAGAAGACAATTTGAAGTACGAATTATTACAAATACTTCTGAAATTAATGAAGAAAATGAAAGTGCTCGAAGAATTAATTTAAATGAGTATTTTTTAAATACAAATGTTATAAGCATTGAAGAACCAATGTCAGCATTAAAAAAGAAATACAGAATTACAAATGGTCCACCTCCTTCACATCCTTTTAATGTTCCAAGCAATATCGATAACCATCTGAGATTAATTGACTTGAAAAAACACTTGATTAATTATAAGAAAATTCTCGAGCGTGTTCTCGCAAAGGAGCGTAATCTCGCAAAGCCACTAAAAGATGAAAAATTTGAAAATCTATTTACAATGAATCTAAAGAAGAGCTTTTATGAAGATCCTCTTTCAACTCTTAAAAATATTGCAAAAGTGTATCCTAATTTAGAATTAAATAAGCCTGAAGTCTATGGTTCACCTGAAGAAATTCAACGGAGAATTGATGAGATTGACAGTGATTATAATGATTATATTGCATTAAAAGCAAAGCTACAAGAAGATAAAGTAAAATTTAATGCGGTTATTAATAAAAATGGAACAAAGAAACGATTTCGTTTGGCGCCTATGGGTGGCAAACGGCGATTAAATAAAAAATCAAGACGAAATAGAAAGGAATGAAACTAACTCTAATTGGAATTGCTGGAATTTATTGTTTAATGTCAATAGCTTTATATTTTAGTACTAGAAGAGGATTTAATATGTCAAATCCCTTGAAAAAGAGTAGATTTTCTTCAAGTACAAAAAATAATTCTGAGAAACAAGAACTGACATCTGAAGAAAATCTACTCTTTTTCTTTGTTTGTGGTATTTTACTTACTGATGTCTTTTTTAGAGCGATTGGTGTCAAATTTCTTGAGAAGGATTTGACTCTCTAACTTAGACTACGGGTAAAAAAAAAATTCTGAGAAACAAGAACTGACATCTGAAGAAAATCTACTCTTTTTCTTTGTTTGTGGTATTTTACTTACTGATGTCTTTTTTAGAGCGATTGGTGTGTACTAGGCATTTCAAAATAAAAAATCAAGATAAGTCAGAAAGTAATGAAGCTTCCTCAGATTGGAGATTATTTTGCGATTCCTTTTTTCCTTTGGTTAGTCATCTATTTCTACAGAAAATCAGAAAAACAAGAACTCACAGTTGAAGAAAAAGTACTCTTTCTCTTTTGTTGTGGTGGTCTACTTGCCGATCTGTCTTTTATAGTTTTTGATCTGTATTAGTCAAACTCAATCTTGATATCCACTACACGGTGACAGACAGTGTGATTCGGCGCAGTCTGGAATGTTGTCCGAACACGCTTGCTGTTAGAACCATTTGCCGTTGAGGCAATTGCTGAGCCAGTTGTTGATGTGGAAGAATCCGTGCCCGTGCGCGTTGAGCGCGACCGACTCAACTGCTTCATATGAGCATTCATCTCTGTCTCCACAACCTCCTGATTCTTCTTCAGATACTCAATGATATTCTTCTCGATAGCCCATCGGAAGAAGTTGAGTTTACCGACAGTTGTGACGAATGCCTCAACCCCAGGCAGACTGAACATTATACGCTCACGTCTACAGAAAGGATCAAACAACTTCTTACTGTACGCCTTGAGCTGACTCTTGTAGCTCATATAGACCATAAATTCCTGACCATCAAGAACATAGCCAATGTTGTGACGCTTTGCATAATTCGTCACAAACCAATCAATCAGCCGAAGACTGATTGTGGCGGTGCCCTGTAGAAGTTCAATCACTTCCTTCAGATCCTTACGACTCGAATAAAATGCTTGAAGACTCATTACAATCAGTTCCTGCTTGCAATGAATCTTGCGCCTTCTGGTTTGCGAATCAGGCGCCGTCCCCTCAATTGCGCTTTGAGGAATGAGAGTGATCGGTTCTTGTAGGACCTCCATCGTATGCTTGAGTTGATTGAGGTTTTTCTTAAGCGCCAAAATTACGTAGTGTAGATTAGAGAGGGTATGTCAAATCCTTCAGTCAGTCTACTTCCGGATAATCCATCAGCACATTTCACTGCCGTACAAGGCGGTGGATTAGGTGATCCTGCGACAGGTGGTGGAAAGACATCTAAGCCGCAGTGGAAATCATCACCTGTTTTAATTCCCGTTACACCGTCGACAGATGGATTTCGCTCGACACCGACTACGATTAAGAAGTTTCATACACTCTGGAAACGTACTCTCGGGCCGTCAGTGCCGTCAAGGCACCAACCTCGTTTTGCCGCAGCAGATCCCGTTTTTGTTATCGGTTCATTGAATGAACGCGAGACGAAAGGATATGTGGTTGCACCTTTGCGGGGTGACAAAGTGGCCGCACAAGATGTTCTCGGTTGGGCTGCCGTACAGATTCAAATGCAATCTGAAACCTATGTGATTTTTGCTGAGCCATTAACTGCTGGAGGAAGCAAGGCAGACGGTGAATGGATTCATCGTGGAATTGAGTCCTTAGCATCCAAGTATCCTGGCCACATTATTGTTGTCGGAGAACGCCAAGAGGAAAGTAGCTCAAACTTACCGGTCGTGGATGGCCTCTTTTTCTACTCCGTACCGGATTCTGAAAGACAAATTGCGTTTGGATATCTGCCAGATCCTCGTCTAGTGTTTGAGCGTCATTCGCAGGCCATTGGTTCGCTTGACATTGATACAATTCGTACATCCAAAGCAGGCCTCAAGCGAGCTGATGAATCTGAGCATATTGTGACTGTAAGTTTCCGAAAGCCTTCAACTGCTCATTCACGTGATAAGGAAATGAAAACTCAGACACTCAGAGGCAAGCAAGATCATATCTGGAGCGCACCTCCCGGCTGGGTGTCGCAGATTACCTTTGGTGATCGTGGTTTACAAGCAGGAGGTCGGCCTGATACTCCTGCTAACCCTAAGCCTCGTGCTTCTTTTTCTCCTATCCCTACTGCTGGTGCTGCTGGTGCTGTTGGTGTTGGTGCTGTTGGTGCTCCTGCTGCTACTCCTGCGAAGGTAGTCGCTACTGCTTCTGCTGCCACTCCTGCGAAGGTAGTCGCTCCTGCGCCTTCAGGAGGTACAGGTCTTGTAGATGAACCAACAGATCAGAATAAACTTCATACAGTCACACTTGGTGATAAACAGTATAAAATTAGAAAACCAGACGATGCAAAAGAGGATTGGAAGCAGTTAAAATTTACAAAGAGTGAGAATCAATTACTTGAAGATCAGCAACTTCGGTATGATAATAAAGTCTATGCATTGTTTCTTGAAGGATTAGTTCAAGAACAATGTAATACCGAGGCTTCAACCTATTTGAATCCTGCGTGTGGAGTGTTTCGGTATATAATGGCTGATCGGATGTACCAGAAGTTGAAGCAGCGCAATCTTGGTGGGGTCGTTACAGTGACTCCTGCTGGTGCTGCTCCAGCTGGAGCTGCTCCAGCTACTGCTGCTCCTGCTGCTGCTCCTGCTGCTGCTCCTGCTGCTGCTCCTGCTGCTGCTCCTGCTGCTGCTTCTGCTGCTGCTGCTTCTGCTGCTGCTGCTCCTGCTGCTGGTGCTGAAGCTGCTGCTAAGGCTGCTGGAGCTATAAGAGAAACATATTCTGATAAGAAGATATGGACAAAAACTGTCCTACAAACTGAATTATCTAAAAGAAAATTAGAAACTAGCGGAAATAAAGATGTACTTATTGCTAGGCTTATTGCAAATGATCGTTATAATAATGGAGAAATACCTATAGATTTTGATACAATGGAAGAATCTGATTTTTTAGCATTACCATATCTTGAATTACACCGTCTTTGTAATGATAACAATATAATCGTAGACAAAGATGAAGGTACTTCAGTAATGGTACAAAAATTAATGGAAAAACAGCCCCCGAAACCAAGAAAAAGAAGAGGTGGCAGTCGCAAGATTCACCTCGGCAAAGGCAAGACAACCCGTAAGAATCGTAATCAATAAATTAATCAACAAATCATTGTTTTTCATTCAAGACAAACAATGAATTGATTTAAGACTTTTTAATATAAGTTGCTTGGTTTTTGTGCACTTTTTTCTAAAAAGTGCTTTACATACGCGGGGTTTACCGAACGCGTATTTACATACGCGGTGTTTACTGCAAGCGGATGTTCTTACATACGCGGGAAGCCAACGAGGTTCGCGCCCAAACCGAAGCCAGCACCCTGGCGAGCCGTGACCGCGAGGGACGGGGTGAACGTGTCAAGGAGCGCGAACGTGGCGAAGGCGGCAACTCCGATTGTCATGATTTCACCAAAGTTGGGCTTCTTCGGGTTCAGGACGAGCACCGCGACGAACGCGACGACGAGGCCCTCAATCAGATACTTGAGCACAGCGGTTAAAACATCACCAAAGGAATAATCCATCTTCTTATACCTTCTAGGTAGAAATTATGTGGCCGGCCTGCGCTACCGTAAAAATTCATTTCTAAGGAAATGAATTTGAACGGTTCCAGCTGGCATCTCAAATTTCTAAAATTTGAGATGCTGCGCTAAGATACTTTAAGACTTTCTCTTTTCATAACGCAGAACCCAATGTCCTCTGAGAAGTCTGTAAACCCCAGCCAACCAAAAGAAACCAAAGAAGATTTTCTTGAGGAGGATCCTGAAATCCGTAGCCAGAAGTTTGTACTGCTTTCCTTCCTGAGCCCTGAGTCAGTCCTTAACAGTAAGGACCAGTTCTTCTTCGGCGAGTTTGTCAAGCAGTATGAAGTTGATTACAAGATCCGGAACCTTGAGACCTATCTCGTTTCAGTTGTCCGGGGAATCAACGATAAGTTGACCGCCGAAGCCGATCGCTTTGAGGCCGTAGGTCCGGATATGAGTGGTGCTGCGCTTCTCTGCCGTAAGGGTCGCCTCGATATGGCATCAGTACTCCAGACTTACCACAACTTCGTAAAGGAAAACGACAAGGCCATCAAGAAGACGACGATCAAGGAGGCCTACGACGACTTCTTGTTCAAGCAGCAGACCAAGCTTGAAGAGGATTTCTTTGCAAAGAATGATTTTCACACCAGTATGCGTGGCTTGAAAGTCCGGGGAGTCACTGGAACTCACGGTGAGGCTGTTGCGATGGCCAAGAAGCTCCAGCGCTCTGACGCCATTCACAATATCTTCCTCGGTGAGGTTGGCAAGTGGCTGCCGTGGGATCCTAAGCCGCACCAGGTCCAGGATCAGGAGTACGCGGAGGACCAGCTCAACCAGCTGATGAAGCGCTACAAGGACAATGAGGAGGCGCGCGACAAGTTCGTGACTGAACAGCGTAAGGACTCCGTAAAGGGTGCAAGCAAGAAGGCTGTGCTGTCCGCTGATGGTAATCCGGTATCCGGAGAGTCATCAGAAGATGGTTGGGGATCAATGTTTGGCCCGAAGGGCGATCTAGCAATGGATCGTAAGCAGGAGGCTGCGCAGAAGCCTTTTGTTACGATTGAGGCCGTAAAGTCTGATGAGGTTCCTACAGTACCTGTTAACACGCTCTCTTCATAAAGTCTAATTCAAATTCAACATTCCGATTTGATTGTACGCGGTGCCCTGATCCGGGGCGGCGATATTTACACACGAACCACCCTGGCAGAACGTACCCTCAGAACAGGGTGTGTCCTTCCTGGGACACGGAGCATTGATACCTTGGCACTGCTTCTCAGTACACGATGACATATCCTGGCCGACATTTACAGCAGCCGTGAACCCCTCAGCACAGATGCCACCTACGCACTGCTGACCAACAGGGCACTGGCCATTCGCCTGGCACGGTAGGACCGCGGCACGAGCACCTGCCGCAGGAGGCGCATAGACTGTCGGCTTCATCATCTGGACAACAACAAAGCAGAGAACTGTAACAAATAGAAAGAGACCGAGTCCTTTTCCTAACTCAAGAGCCATTCTTACTACAGTAGCATCTCAAATTTAAGAAATTTGAGATGCCAGGTGAATCCGTGAGGATTGATTTTTTTGATTATGGAGGTCAAGGATATGTAGGAATCTCATTTGGCGGTAAGACAGGTGGATTCTTAACTCTACAGAATCCATTTATACAGTCAGTTCCACCTCCACATTCGGGCAGATCAGTTCCGCAGCGTATACCAGGACCTCCTGCCATAAATCCTTCAATCGCAGCAAAACTGGATAGTCCAAGGAGAATAGCACCCACACCTACAATCAATAAAAACGCAATCCAGAGCGGTATCTTGAACATCGTGTATCTACTCAAGGCAGATATCTAGTTCTTTCGTATGATGTTGATTGCAGGCCCCTTCAACTTTACACTTGAGGCAGGATCATACTTATTGATCTCAGACTCTTCCTGGTCTCTGTAATGCTGAGCGGAGTGTGTCCAGAACTCAGGCGCACCGATACGAAAATCCCCGTGTAGCTCCGCCTTGTACCAAAAGATGATATCCTCTATTTTATTACTTTGTGTGTTGTTACTGATAACAAGACACTCGTAATTTGTTGTACACTGATCCATCACCTGACAAAAGAACTCGAAGGAAGGAAAGGCCGATCCATAATTCTCAAAGATACGACGGCGATTGCTCATATAGGGCTCACGCAGAATGAATACATAATCTACGTTTGTTCTCAAAATAGGCGGAACTCCAAGCGGGTACTGCATCGTGATCAAGAAAAAGACCTTAACCCAACGACCGTTCAAGAACAAATAGCGAATATTCAAATCACGAATCCACGTGTCGTCATATAAGCAGTCATCAAGAATCAAAAATGATCTTGGATCAATCCGGGATTGTCCTCTTTCTTGCTGCTCCTTCATAATTTTTGACATAATGAGCTTCTGCCGATTGACATAATTCTGAATGATTACAGGCGAGTATGCACCGTGAATAAAGAGCGGCGGCACCATTTTCTTGTAAAAATCGTTAGATTCCTCTGTTCCACTAATTACAGTTCCGAGCGGCAGATTCTTGTGGTGAAAAAGCAAATCCCGGACGAGAGTGGATTTTCCCGTGCGTCTGCGACCAATAAAGATGCATACGGCATCCTCAGGAGTATTCACCATACTGAATTTTTTCAATTGAAGATTCATTGCTGCTGATGCTGCCATTTGTAGTTTCTAGTGAGAGAAAGGAATTCAATGAACTTCAGTTTCACGTGCGGTTTCAAATGTTTCTGAAGATCCAGACCTCAAGTAAATGTCATCTCCCTATCCGGTTTTACAGACAATGCCTCTCCCAGATCCGACTGTCTGGGAGAAGGAGCCACCTGCATCTCTAAGGACTGCTCTTGAGACTCGCTTCAAGCCTTTACAGACAACCTACCCTGGTATGATTCGCTTCGCTCGCAGCAAACAATACAGTTCCTTTTTGCGATTTGATCATCGGTGGCATCTTGATGAGATTTACGGTAGCGTGCCTCAGCGGTCGGGACCTTTCTCAGGACGGATACAGAGCTTCATTAACAGTCAGCCCAAAGAACTAGTTGATATCTCAGGGTACTGTAAAATTACTCATCTGCTTGATGCCTATCAGATGATTCAAGGTCACTATCCTGTTGCCCAGCACCCTGCTTTGCCGGCTCCTGGACCCAAGTCTGCCAAACTCTTTAGCAAGTTACACGATCCCCACAATCAGGCCTACGTAGATGCCGTAGCGTGTTATATGTTAAGCAAATTTCGGGAATCAGGATTATCACCACATTTTTCTTTGTTTTACGGAGCCTATTTGGCAATTGCGAATCAGTACTATTACAATCTAACGGAGGAGTTCTCTGAGATTCGGTTTGAGAGTTGGTTCTGGAAGCGGCAGCAACAAGGCGTCTTTAGTTTGGTTGGATTTGAAGGCGGAGTGCCCTTGTCAAGCGATGATACATTAATGGAACCGCCGGATGATATTTCCGACTATGCCACTGAAGATTCTGATTCAGATTGTGATTCAGATTGTAAATCCCCTCGTCATAGGGCTGAGGTAAATCTTGAAACTGCTACTGAGCTACACGATATGCCATCTTCGTCTACAAACCAAGGAGCTGGATCTGAGAGTGGTAGTTTGCGATCAGTTTCACTTTCAACGCATAGCAGCAAGAGTAGCAAAAGTGATACTGAAAGTAAAAATGATAGTGAAAACGAAAACGAAAACGAAAACGATAATGATGATGAAAGCGATAGTGAAAGCATCAATAAAGAAGTTACATTCTTTGCGGCTCTCAAAGAGTTCCCCACACTCTTGATGTTTTTAGAGACAAATACCAATACAATGGATTCATTACTTGATACAGAGGATACAGCGGATCCAATTAATGAAAGTGAATGGATTGCGTGGCTATTTCAAGTCATTGCGGCTCTGTGCCAAGTTCAGAGTATTTGGTCAATGACACATAATGATTTACACAGTAATAATATCCTTTGGACACCTTGTAATGAAGAATTCTTGTATTATAAGACAAAGGATAATCGTATATGGCGTGTACCCACGTACGGAAAACTCTTTCGTATCATTGATTTTGGTCGTGCTATTTACACTCATAATGAAACACTCTGTATCAGTGACGACTATCACCACAATAATGAAGCAGGTGGCCAGTATAACTTCGGACCTATCTACAATCCTGAAGAACCTCGTGTCTATCCGAATCCTTCCTTTGACTTGTGCCGCCTGTCAGTTTCCATTATAGAGCCACTTTTCAAGGATGTGCCAGAAGATAAGGAAGGCGGGACTATTCTAAGTACAGAACACGGGCGTACACAGAATGAGACAGTATCACCTCTTTTTAATGTCTTGTGGTCGTGGCTTATTGATGAGGACGGTAAAAATGTTTTGTGGGAGACTGATACATCTGAACGGTATCCTGGCTTTGACTTATATCAAGTGATTGCAAAGAAGGTCAAGAATGCAGTACCGCGTGAGCAGCTAGACAAGGAGCCATTTACCGTATTTGAATTCAAAGGGGAGATTCCTGCAAATACTAAAGTATATCCTTTGTTTTGTTAATTTCTAGCAGTGCTTAGAGATGTTACTACAGTATAGAGCAATGAATACAGACAAGACGTGGGTCTTAGTTTTTGTAACAAATGATAACTACTTACATAAGACGTTTCAAACGATTTATGAGGTACGAACTATTGGCGAATGGAAAGATGATATTGTAATTCTAACAACAGAGGATGTTATGATTAATCCTGAAAATAATAAAATGTGTAAGTCTTTACAAGCAGAATTTCGTGTTCTCCCAGAACGAGATTTTAGTGCCGTTCTAAACTTTTGGAATGCTAAGCCTTATCACGGCCATTCACACTATATGAAAAATCGTATCTTTCAGTTTATGAAATTTTATATAATGGATATCTGGTTCAAGAAATGGGATATTGTATTTTATATGGATGCGGGAATGAAAGTTCAGGGACCGTTGAGCAGAATGAAAGCAGTCTGTATACCTTCCTATTCTCTGCTAGCTCACAGTGATTCGTATCCTGAATTTGAGAAAACACTCGAGTCCCAGTTTGAATTGACACTTGATTCGGATGTTACCGAGAAACTACTCTTGACATATCGCTTAAACTGTGATTACTTTCAGACAACTTTAATGATATTTGACACAAAAATCATTGAAGCGGGAACAGTCGACAGACTTTTTGAATTAATGAATACCTTTCCAATTACAACACGAAATGACCAGGGTATTTTTAATCTTCTGTTTGTATCTGAGCGTGGACGTTGGATACAAATTGAGATGAAAGATACTATTGGATTTTTATACGATTTTCACGAGCGACCTGGATATAAACGGAGCGATTATTTAATTATGAAGTATCCGATTGAGTTTTTGTTATGATTTAGTCTAGTATGAATTAGTAAACTCATTACCGCACGCATTGCAGTGATACGTTGCCTGTATGCGTGAAGTACAGTATGTGTTTGTAGATCCACAATTTGGACACTTCGGGCCACCACCTCTCTGCTTCTTGTGTACACGTTTCTGCTTTTTTGTCTTACGATTCTTAATTGTACGCTTCTTCATTGTACGCTCTCGTGAAGGCATTTCTATATATTGTTTAAAAATTAGGAGGACCGATCTTAACATCGGATTCTACAGATAAGGCCGCAGAGGATGCAGACGTAGCCGCCTTAGACACGGCAGATGCTGCATTTGAAACGGTACCCTGAATTTCCTGAAATGTCTCGGGAATCATAGGATAGAAGAAGCCTGTAAAGGCCGCACCAATAAGAAAATCACGACTTAACTTTTTCATATTCATTTCCTCCTTCTGTGAATAAATTGCGGCGGCGCTAATAACAGCAACAACCATTCCACCCGCTAATGCCCAGAGGAAGATTTCCATGTCCATTCTGGACATCCGAGGTAGAAAAAAAGCGTACTGTTTGACGCGCTCTAAAGAGTCTCATAATCATCTGCTCCTAGCGGCGTACTAGATCCAATCGGATTGTCCAGATCCTCAAAATCATTTAGATCTAGGTTTTCAGCTGTATCTGATACATCAAATTCCTCTTCTTGGTTTTCTTCAATCATCGGTCTAACTTCTGCCTGGCCTTCAGCACCGAACACTGTATCCATTCCCGTGAAATCTACAGATTTTTCAGTGTCAACTACAAATGTTTGATTGGTTTGATTTACCTGCGCTGCTAAGGGTAAGCCAGGGAGTTTCTCAACAATTGGGCCATTCGTGGGCGGTAGGACAACTCCAGAGATATCTTGCGTAATCTGTCCTGTGGCAACGGGTGCGGGGAGTTCAGGAATCTTGACTAACGGCACAGATACTGAATGCGCTGTATCTTGCCCAAGTGAGCTACCCGATAAATCAAGAGTGGTGCCTGATAGATCTAGACCTCCTCCTGTAGCAAAGTCATCCTTAGTATCCTCTTTGATCGGTGTGTTTGAGATCTCAACGCCATCGTCATCGTCCTCTTGTAGACTTTCGCGCAGAATAGACTTGACCGGAAGCAGATTCCGTACAGCCTGTAAGATGCCTTCTTCTAGAAAACGGCCGACCTCATTCATATTCTTCTGACGTTCTAGAGCAGGTGCAGTCTCGCTGAACAGATAGATGTTAGACCATAGGAGGCGACTACACTCAGACAAAGTACGGTGCATAAAGTGATCAGGCTTGGGCACGGTGATCTGAATGCGGCGCCGGGGCTTAGCGTGAAGACGAATTGCTGACAGAATCTTAGTATGAGCAATGAAGACCGCTGTGATGAGGTCCTCAATGTAGTCACAACTGACGGAATTTAGCAAGCCAGCTGTCTCCTTTTGGACCTTGTCAAGATTCCATTCGGGAATCTGGCTCAAGGATTCCTGAAACTCGGCGAGTGTTGACTTGCTTGTCTTTGTCTTGCGTGCCTCGTCTAGGCGATCTAGGAAGAATCGCAGAAGCACAGGCTGAAAGTTGCCGACGAGTTGTCGGGTATATTCCGATTTTGCTTCGCTGTAAATAGCGGCAGTTGTATCCTGAATTTCCATCTAGAGTACTATTGTCGCGAATAAATTGTTAGGAGGTGTATCTACGCAACAAGTGCGGCTGCGTATACGCAATGCAACAAGCACTTACGCAAGAAATGAGACTTGTGTACCAATATATGTAGGTGAGGCAGTGACCGCAGGAACAAGAATAACAAGACCTGATCCGTATGTTATATTCACACCACCCCATCCATAATTCGACGGTGAATAGCCAAAATTGGACATTATATTTGATCCCGTAACTTGATTGTTAAATCGCTGTGTTCCATAGACAAGACTTGTCGATAAAGTAGGCGCATTCGATGTGACACCACCCGAAGTCAAATTGCTCGTAAATCCAGATCCACCACCTGAAACTATTGAATTAGATGTGGTTGTTCCTCCAAACCATCCTCCACCTCCTGCAGTATAGGCATTACCTGCTGGTCCTCCACCCGTACCGTACCACTGACCTGCATTCGATAGACCTGTACCTCCTGCCGTTTGTGTTGCTGCTGTAATTCCAGGATATGTCGCATTACTGAAAATATTAAAAGGCAATCCTCCGTTGGATCCACCTCCAGATCCTCCAGCAAGTTGAGTGTCATTACCTGTACCCCCTCCACCACCAGCAACTGCAATAACTGTTGTTGTATTCAAAGTTGTTGTAGAAAACAGCGCAGAGAATCCACCTCCATAGGCATTGCCACCTCCACCAGTAGCTATAACATTTCCCCCTCCAAGAGCACCTACCACAACGGTTAACACAGTTCCTGGGGCACACGCGTAATATCCTGTCGTAAATCCACCTGCGCCAGCTGCACCATATGAATTCACTGTATTTGCAGTTGAACCTCCACACCCCCAAATATAGCAGAAGACACCCGAAACAGATAAGCCGCCTGCCGTTGCTGGAACTGTATATGTGTTTGATCCAGTCGCTGTAAAACCAGTAGAAATATAAGGACTCGGTGAAAAGGATGCAACTGTATTCAAAGTATAGCTGCTATTAAGAATACCAATCTGTAGATTACACGAATTTGCTCCAATCGCTAATGGAATATTCAGAGGTGTATAAGGTGTTAGACCATTTGATCCAAGTGAAAAGCCATCCCAACTCACTGCATTTCTGTTAGATCCAGAATGTGTATAGCGAACTCTTCCTACATCACCTACTGCAAGACTTACACCATCCAAGTACACAGTATAATCAAAGACAAATCCTGTATTAAATCCTGTGGATGTACTCAAATTAAAAAAGACACTCAGAATTCCACTTTTTCCTTTAACAGCCGAAGCAAGTGAAATCTGTGAAAGGTAAGTTACACTTGTATTCGAGGCGGCAACTGCATTTGCAATGATTGCCTGACTGTAGGATGCAATTGAAATATTAGAAAGTGATGTTCCAGATGGTGTAGGCCCTGTTACTCCAAGTATTCCTACAACACCAGTAGCGCCAATTGATCCTGCGCTCCCTGTAGCACCTGTTGCTCCAGTAGCTCCTTGACTACCTTGAACACCTTGAAGACCAACTGGTCCTGTAACACCCGGTGTACTCATCTAGTTTACATAAACATTGTTGCCTGTGTTCCAACATAAACTGGATTCGTTCCTACAGCTGGAACAATAATTACAAGACCACCTCCAAATAAGTTATTCACACCTCCATAAGCAAATGTAGCCGGTGAATAACCAAAATTAGACATAGTTGTTGTAAAAACAGTCCGATTTGATGTATTCTGTGATAAGTAGGTAATACTAGTTCGAAGTGTACTTGCTTGATATGTTGCTCCAACAGCTGTGAAATTACTTGTAAATCCAGATCCGCCTCCTGATATATATGTATCACTTGTTGTATTACCACCATACCATCCACCGCCGCCGGCTGTGCCCGCATTTCCACGACCCCCTGTCTGATTTTGACCATACCACTGACCCGCATTACACATACCTGTCGCTGGCGTATTTTGTCCTGGTGCTGTTATACCTGACCAGGCTGAATTACTATTTATGGACCAAGGAACACCTCCGTTTGATCCACCCCCCGCACCTCCTCCACCAAAACTTACGTTTCCAGTTCCTCCACCACCTCCTGCGACTGCAATGACGGTTGAGGCATTGAGAATATTACTAGTAAAAATCCCTGAAAACCCACCACCACAGCTATAACCTCCTGCTCCAAATTGAAGAGGTACTGGACTAAATGCCGAATTTGCTCCTATTGTTCCAACAACCACTGTCAGAGTTGTTCCAGTAGGACAGGCATAAAACCCTGTTGTGTATCCACCAGGACCTGCTGCACCATTTGAATTGACTGTATTTGTAGTTGTACCTCCAGATCCCCACATATGTGCATAGATTCCCACTACATTTGAGCCTCCTGCCGTTGTAGGAACGGTATACGAATTTGATCCATATAGTATAAAGCCAGTACTGACCGTAGCACTTGGTGCAATTGACGCAACTGTATTTAGAGCAGCACTACTGTTTTTGATTCCAATTTGTAAATTACAGGAGTTTGCGTTCACTGTTATAGGAATTGTTATAGGTGTAAAGGATGTCATTCCATTGGATCCAAGAGAAAAGCCACCCCAACTAACAGCATTACCACTATTTACTGTCTGGACGTATCGAGAGGTTGTTGTATCACCTGTACCAAGACCTACTCCATCAAGATACAGTCCATAATCAAAAAACTGAGTAGTAGAAAATCCATTGAGTGTGCTCAGATTAAAAAAGACAGACAGAGTTCCTGATTTTCCTTTTGTTGCTGATGGGAGAGCTAGTTGTGAAATATAGCTAACTGTTGCATTTGCGGCTGCAATTGTATTCGCAATAACAGATTGATTAAAAGAGGAAATTGTTGTAAATGAAAAGCCAGCGGTTGCTCCAGCAGGCCCTGTTGCGCCTTGAATTCCTGCTACACCTTGACCTCCTGCTGCACCTGGATTGCCTGCTAGGCCCGTTGCTCCTGTCGCACCCTGGGATCCTAGTACTCCTTGATAGCCTTGAACACCGGTTGGCCCTGCGCTCATCTATTATTGAGCAAGTATCCAAGCAGACAAAATCCACGGACTCGTTCCCAACGTACAGCGTTTGAGCGCCTCACGCTCAAACTCTGTTCCTGTAGCAACTTGCTTTAACATCTGAAAAGGATCAGCGCCTTGTAGGCGAGCCTCTCGTAACTCTGCAAGAGTTGTCGGTGTCTTTACCGTAGGCACAGGTGGATCATCAGGTAGACCCCACTCCTTTGCTAACTCTCGTTGCCGCCAACTCGGCGTCGGGGCCGGTGGCAGCCGTTTCAGAATACACCGAGACTGTATCGGCTCTGCCATACACTCCAGGCGTCGAACTTCCAAAGCACACGTCATATGTGCTGACGCAGTCTCCAGAATACGCCGTAAAAATGCCTGCGCATCAAGAGTGATATCATCTGCGCCTTCCAACCAAACCCACGTCGGCTCTCGTGTTCTTACAAGGCCGTGTAACAACTCTCGCCCCTGACGAAGAGCACGGTCATCGCGGCAATTCCAACGAAACAGTGTATGTCCCGCAGCGGCAGCAGCTTGTTTGATCCATCTGGATTTACCACATCCAGGTGGGCCTACAATTAAATAACTCTTTCCTCTCTGTGTATCCATTCTATGAATTTGTAGTGGGGTTTTTTAGGTCGGCTACAGATCTAATACTCATCAAACTTGCTGTATTTTCCGCTGCCCGCTGATGTCTTAGAAGGATTGGGAAAGCCACCCTGCGCTTCAACTTCAGCCAAAAGATTTGAATCGTGAATTGCGTTTCTCCGTAGAGACATATTGAGCGGGTTGTTCTCGAGCGACTCAATGATCGCCGGCATATTACGCTCCTTGCTGACGTCCAGCTTGAGCGGCAAGCGGTACTTAACACGACCCAGATCACCAGCGCCTGTCGTCAATCCTGTAACCCGATTGACAGCCAGAGCGCGGTCATTGACATCATCTACCGTAAGTCTCTTGGTCGTTTGGTGAATGTCACCCTGGAACACCGCAATATTGCCATTGCCAGCAATCGGCTTACGGAGTTTGGAGACTGTCTGCTTGGACTCGTTGCGGCGCATATTGAACGCGGCCTCGTGGCTCGTGAAATCCTTATTGACACTGATGGCCGGTCCAGCGATAAGCGCATTGTCAGACAACTGAGCCTTCTGCGTCGGCCGAGCAATATCCTTCGGGTCATAAACCTTCAGACGCGCCGGTCCTCCGTTCGGCCCAGCAATACCTCTGTAATCCCAGTCGACCGTTGTCTCCTTGACCGTTGTGCGAGCAACATCTGACGGATCCCAGGTCGTAATGGCCGGCGCACCGCCCGCATAGCCAACCGGTGTGCCCGTCTGGCGGATATTGCCAACCATCTCGTTACGACGTGTCGGCCGTGCACTATCCTCATAGTGCACTGACACCTGGCCCGTATCAGCCGGTGATAAGTTAAGCCCCATTGTCCGATCCTGTGTGCCATTACGTTCGTTAGGCCGGATTTCAATGGATGACGCACCATAGTCATCACGAGGTCCAGCACCATAGTCAGATCCATCCGCATTACGGAAACCCGCACCTCCGTGCTGCTGGGTCATCGGAGTTCTGTAGGCACCTGCCACGTATGACTGGAAGCCTTCCTGCGATGCGGGTGTGCCAATGGCCTCCGCACTCGTATCCGTACGTGTTGTGTACTTCAAGACCTGAATAGGTCGTGTTGTCTCCTTCGTATACTCAGCTGTCGCAATACCGTTACGCTCACCGGTCTCGTTCAAGAAGAACGTATCAGGCTTGTACTTACGAACTTCTCCTGAATCTAGAGCCGCAGCACCGATAAAGTGCGCACCAGGCACGACCGGCTGGCTATAGGTTACCTTCGGCTTATCCGCTGTACGCAGCTTATTAGTCGTCGGCATCGCCTTCTTCATAATTTCATTAATCTCCAGCTGCTGGAAGCCGCCCTTGCCTGTTATACCGAACTTCTCACCGACACCTGCACCCACGCGAGTCGGTTCAAACGGCTTTTCGTTATTACGTCTAGACGGATCTACGATGCGGCTTCGCACGAAATCAGCATTGGCCTCATTACCAAACGGCTGACCAAAGGGCTGGGCATAATTGAACATCGGGCTAATTTCCTGTTTCTGAATCTGTGTGGTACCAGCGCCTGTAAAGGTATCAAGACGGCTGGTATTGACTGACGGCGCCATATTTTGCTTGACGCTGCCTCCATAGAAAGGCTGCATATTGTTGTGCCTGAACTGGTCAGCATTGATTGTCTGGCCACTCAGACCACTTGTAATCTGGTTACCGTTGATATATGCACTTGTCTGCTCTACGCCACTGCTGACCATCGCAACTTGCGCCAAGTTTGCATCTGAAGGCTCAGGCATCGGCAGGCCACCTGCCATTCCACCTGTTGGGTTTCTTAAAGGAGGCATACCTGTGCTGTATTGAATCGGTCCACCGTATTGAGGGCCGGGATTCGGCTCAGACGGATACATCTGACCATTTGGTGTCTGGTACATCAGATCAAGCTGAGTTCCAGCGATGGCTGTATTCGCAGCGGCTTTCTGTGCGACTGAACCAAGAGCGGCCGAACGCCGTGTTGCTCCATTTTGTATAATTGTCTGAATCTGAGATTTAATAGATGAGACACCGCTACTGGATCCCTGGGCAGCCAGAACATTCAGTCTATCATTTAGATCTTTCATAGTTGCTGCTTCAGTCTGTGTTAGATACTTCTGGATTCCAAGTGTGTAGTACTCAGACGGTATGGGTACCGCAGGATCTGAAGGCGGAAATTTCTGAGGCAGAATTCCAACACCTAGAGTGCGAAACCCTTCGCGTTTATCTGAAATGGGTGCGTTAGGCGCAGGTCCTCTCTTATTCGGCGCCGCTAATTGTGAAACGGCTGCGCCGAGTGCTACTAATCCTGCGAGTGCGGCGATTTCCATACTACTATTCTGACGATATGAATCTAATTTCCAATAACAACGATATGGGGAATTGAGATTTAGTAAGGGTCTAATAAGCCGGACTGATAGATGTCTGTATACGTTTATAGCACGACTGCTTAGTCCAATTATCCTTAGACTGATCGCGAGACGGAATTAAGAAATCAAAAGGTGTCTCATAACTCTTCTGGGCATCGTGCGGTAGATCAATAAAACGATTAAATCCTGTTGCTCTCAGAGTACACGGAGGATTGTAGAGGCGCTGGTACGTGATGCCGAGTGTCAGATCTGGAGCCGCAACAAGAGGTTTCGCATTAATCTTGTTCTTTTCAGGATTGTAAGAAATATCATTACACTTTACACGTGTGCCGAGACGATTAATATTCTTCAGATCAGATTCCACATCAGTCTTCCACTGACCTTGCGGCCACGAGGCACCTGACATCTGTAGACGAATCGACGGTTCTGCCGGAAAGCCAATCGGGCAATTATGCTCAGGCTTTTCCAAGTAATACCGAACACTGTACGATGTAATTCTCATATCATCTTGTTGGTGGAAATTATCAAACTTTGATCGTGTACAGGACATTTCCTACTAACGTGGCATCTCAAATTAGTATTTTTCAGGACGGGCACACTGTGTTACACTCATCGGAATCGGCGCAAATGTCGCCGTGTAAGGCCACATCTGCATAGGCGGCAAGTGACGCTGTCTAACATCAATCTTAACAGACCCCTTGACTGACTTGCGAACAATTGTTTCTTGTTGGGATGGCGGAGGCTGATACTCACGAGCAGGGCAGTACGTGAGCGGAATATTCAAGCGACGAAGATCTGACTCGACATCGACCATTGAGCCCTTGACCAAACTCACGTCATTTCCGCCGACGAGGCCAAGTTGGTGCCGGGCTGCCTTCTCGTGAACATAGGCAAAAGGTGTCTCGACATACGTTTGAGGATTTTCCTTTTTCTCAAACGGGTGTTGTAAGGTTTGAAATTGAGAGTCCATCTTGTTCTGCTAGTCTAGCAGTTAATATCGCGCATATAGGCACGGCTGGGAATTCCTCCACGAACCCAACCAGGCGCAGCAACTTCAGGGATCAGATTTTTCGGGTTCTGGATATTGTCTGATAGAGACTTCACCATCGGGGTATACTGTCCCTTAAACTCCTGCTCCGTAACAGTGCCACACTCCTTGAGCTGCTTTACTTGCTCGGAGTGCTGTAAAGCGCTTTCAACATCAGGATTTCCACGGCCACCACCCATATAAGGAACCGTCAAGAAAGGACGAGCCTGGGACCGAATCTGGCACCGGTTGCTCTTGAATGAAGGTTCATTGCGCAGCATTGAATCAGCATCAACCTGTGCATTATTCAGACCATATCCATCACGCGGGTAAATAAGGAGCTGTTCGGCAGCAAGCGGATTTACACGACGCGCATCCGGAACAAGGTAAGTAGTCGTGTACTTCCCAGGGCCAACGGACTGGCTATAGTATTGTTGGATTCCACAGAGATCGTCACGAGTCTTTGTCAGGCGGTTGATATCCATCTGATTACTTCTAACTAAATCTTTCAGAAAAACCTTTAGAGAATATAGATATGAAAGAAAAGCAGGCTGCTCGATTTTGTAAATGTATTAAGAGTGTTAGAAAAACGATTAAACTTCGACCGGGGCAGCCAAAAACGAAGGATGCTAAGGAAAGTGCTGCAATCGCCATTTGTGTAAAGTCGATCTTACAGACAAGAGGTCGTACATTGAAAAAGTTCAAGTGCCGGGGTAAGGCAAAGCTTACGACACAAGAGCCTATCGAATAGATGCTATGTAAACCAGAAAAACTATAAAGTAAGTAGAATGCCAAGGAATTCAAAGTCTACTGTTCGCTCATTTCACGCAAGTACGCCAACTATTTTTGAAAAGAAGAATGGATTTACAAATTCAGCTCCAGTAGCTGCTGGATCTGTTGGATCTGTTGGACCTCCATCATTTGGCCAAGTAATGAAGGAAGGCTTTGCCTTTGGTGTAGGTTCATCCATTGCGAGAACAATGATTGACTCAGCGATTTCACGAATGAGTTCTCAGGTGGAGTCTGTTGTTGTACCTCCTGTTTATGTACCTCCTGTTATTGGAATAACAAAGGAGGAAATTGCTCAATGTAAACAAAGAGCTCTTTCCAATAAATGCGATAATTTGAATGATTCCACGCGGCAAGCTTGGATTCTGTGTATGAAAGACACCAAGTTTGACGATACATTATGTGATGATAAGTTTTAATTGAGCCAAGGTATTACAGCACCTTCTGTGCCACCCACGCACGCCGCGCGACCTCCCTCCTTACACGTCTTACCAGGAATCTTATAGAGCCAGTTCTGAAAGCTATCGCGATCATTTGGAACTGTCGTTGACGGCATTGTAATAAATTGACGCTGACTTTGTGACTTACCAAAGACATCAGTCGGATCTGAAAACCACTGTACACGAAAGTATTCATCAAGAGTCTGCTTAACAATCGGCGAATCAACCGGGGCAGCCTGCGGTCTCTTCGGATTGTACTTGATTTCATCAATCAGTACGTTCATAAAAGGATTACGCGGACTCGGCATAGTCATTGAGTCATCTTCAATATCACAGTTACTTGACTGTGGTAGCGGTGGAGGTGATATCGGAGCTACACAATTGGTTGCATCGGTTAATCCATTAATCTTTGATGTAACATTCGTGTACTCCATCATATCGGGACTTCTAAATCCATCAACTGTCTGGTATTCAGGCTCTTGTATATACGGTGCTCGTATCATATCAATGATATCAGGCAGCGTGATAATTAAGCCCAAAACAAGCGAATACGTCATAGTCGTCTGTAGATCTTGGTTATAAAATGAAAACAACGTGGCAATGACGATAATGGCCAGAAATGTACGAGTCAGCGCATTAATACGCTCAGACATACACAACGGACGACCTGTCGCACGTCGCTTCCACTCTGTAATCCAAGAATCTGTCACTAGGACTTTAGGATCTGTATACCACGCGGGGGCACATACTGGCTTTGTTGTTGCCATCTATCTGCTGTAGATGTTACTTTCTTTGCTAATTATCTCTTTTTATTGGACCCCTTCTTCTTTGAATCCTTAGCATCCATCGCCAAGAGTTCAGCCGTCGCTGCAGCAGCAGCAGCTTCAGCAGCAGCCATTGATTCCTGACTTACAGGCACTGAAGGTGTCGCCGCTGTCCGACGGGCCATCTCACGTCGGAGACGCTGTTGAACCATTGAAAGTCTGGCAGACCCCTCCCGGCCAGCAGCCCGTGCCATGTCCATATCTTCAAATCCAAATGTGGATCGCATACTCTCCATCATTTCAACAAATGCAGGGTTCTCCGAAAACTCCTTCATCATTTCTTCCGCCTCCGCCACCAAGTCCTGCGGTCTGAACTGGCCCTTTTGAAACTTCTCTTGGAGACGTCCGATGATCTTCTTCATTGCGTTCTGGAGCTTCTCAGGATTCTGCATTGTTGTCTGCATCAGAATCTCAAAGGCCTGACTGGGATCGGCCTCGCAACGGCGAAGAACCTCAGGGTCCAAACCAAATTCCTCCGGTTTGAGTTCCTTGACAATCTCTTCCGCCAACTTGGCCAGCTTTCCATGTTTCAGACGATCGGGAAACGGAGGAAGGCGTTGACCTCCGGGACCAAACATCTCCGCCATCCGTTTTGCGAAGGAATCAAAATCTGCCCGACCCATCTTGGATCTCCAATCTCCCAAAAACTTGTCAGCCCATTCCTTGAACACTCCTCCACTCAGATCCATTGATCCAGGACCATCCTTCATTATAAATGAAAATGTCAGAATGCTCAGATACTTCTGAATGGCATCCTTGGTTAATTGAGAAACTCCAGACCAGAGTTCTGGTGTAATTACAACACCGGGAAGAACCATTCCAGGGCAAGCCGTAACAGGTCTATCGGGGCGTCCACCCAGTGTTAGAACATACTGCTTGTACTGGTCCCAGCGTTGAGTAGCCGTAAGTTTGAGAGCGGCATTTACGGCAACTTCGAGCTCAGGAAAGACATCTTTGAGGTCATTCGCAAACTCTTCATATTTCTTTTGAAAGATTGCCTCAATGGAAGGCGATTGCGCAGAAGCAGATGACATCTAGTCAGGATAGACAGACCTTCTTAGGTATCTTTACGCTAGACGATTTGGTTTAATCCCTTTCGCCTTTTCGCAAAGTAAGCAAAGTACCCTCAAGTATTCCCAGATTACATTCCGATTGTTATCTGAGAGTGATGGCCAATGCCTATCAAAGATCATTAGTGTCGACATCAATTCATTGAACTGCGTGCTCATCACATTTCGGGCGAGTGCAATAATCTCTTCATCTTTCCGATTCATAATCATATCGTTTGCCGGTAGATAAATATGAGTATAGAACATATCCAACATCAACTTTGGATTGGACAATTTAGCAGCCCGCATCCCTTCAAGACCCATTGAAATGTCCCGCTCTTCCGGAAAGGTTTCTGAAAGAGATTCAAAAAACCGAATGAGTTGAGTACAAAAGGGCTTCAGATAGTCCATCTACTCAGATTTACGCTACAGCGGTTTAGATCCAAACGCAAACTCAATCCTCAGCTAATGAAAAGACATAATCATTTTCACTAAAGTGCTTTTCAATTACATATCCATAACTTTCAATAAGTGCACAGACTTCATCAGTTGAGGTTCCAGCATCCTTTAATGTTTCACCAATTTCAAAAACACCTGCCTTAATTCGGTTTTCCTGTAAGAGCCTTTTTGCTCCTTCTAGCACAGTCTTTTCAGCACCTTCTACATCAATTTTAATGAAATCAATCTGCTCTATAGCGTTTTCCTCACAGTAAGAATCAAGAGTTTGACACTTGACATTAAGTTTTGTTATTACTTGATTTAGTCTATCAAACACTGGTCGTTTTACTATACTTGAAAGACCAACGCTCATACTTGGAATATAAATATCGATAAATCCGTCGCTGCTCCCAAGGCAATAGTTATTCATTACGATATGAGGATAGACTTCTTTTGTTTTAGCTGAAAGAATTGGGTGAGGTTCAAAACAATGGACATTAGAAAATGCAAAAATATCAAGAACTTTAAGAAAACTTCCGGCATTTGTTCCAACATCAAAAAAAACACTTTCGGTATTTAGACTTTGTCTAAAGTTTGTAAAATGAAAAAGTATCTTTTGTAAAATATGAAAATCAATATCATTCAATTCTTGGAAAGAGTGTTTTTCAAAACATCTTTCCATCTATTTTTGAATAGTTGAATTGGGTTTAGGCGTTATTATCTGGTTCCACGTGGCTTCGGCATTCCTACATCCCGACCTTGTGCATATGCCTCCATTTGCCGATCAAACATCTGTTCTTTCTTGGATTTCTGGCGACCCTCTTCTTGATTGCGCCCGGAATCTCCAATGTTCTGAGTCGTGCGATCTCCAAC